TTGATTATTTTGATTTTCTTTTTCAGTATCCATAAAACTCTCCTTCAAGAAGTATATAATAAAATTTGGGTAGCAACAAAACTCTCCTTCAAGATATACATATCTCCTACGTTGCTACCCTTCTAAACTTAATATTCCTACGTCTCACAATCCTTTCTGGTTTAGCTTCCACCAACTTTTCAGGTTGTGCCTTGTACCTAATGTTGCCCCATGAGATCTCGTACTCACCTGCAACAGCTTTCTCTGCATTACCCATCATATCCATGACCGTAGCCTGCAGAGCATCTCGTGCTTCCTCTGATGCTTTTATGTTCTCATCCAGTCTTTCTATCTGAGCTAATAAATTAATCGCTGTAGCAGGCAATTCTGCCACCTCATCTGGAATCACTTTCTGATACTTCAACCATGCATCATCAGAGGTTACAGGGTCATAGTAAGTCTTGGTATCGACTCTGTATTGAAAGTCTTCTACAACTTCTTTTAGCTCTGCTTCAAAAGCAGGGTCTCTTTGATAGAAGTAACAATGCATCACAGGTTGAATATGATAAAAGACAACTAAGACACCCCAGTTGCACCCAACACATTCGACCTGAGTCTTAAGTTGCTCCCACCCTCTCCAGATTTCAGGTTTACCGTCACTAGGTGGATATGCTTTTGTCAGCTTGCATTCAATAACACCCATGCCATCTAAGTGAATTTCATCACCTTCTGGAATGTAAACTCCTTTATCTGGATTCTCTACATACGTCAGATCATCTGCGATTGCAGTTCCATCTAAAGAACATTCAACAGGGAAGAAGGGATGCTCAAACTTCTGACCAAACTCCGTTTTTACATCCCTGAGATTTAGCTTCTCACATGCATAGCGAATGATATTGCCTTCCATGAAATGACCTAGATTAACTGAATCATTATCTATTTCCTCTCTCACGTTCTCTCCTTCGCTAGCCCTAATGGCTCTATGTAAATATTCCTGTCGTGTACCATAAGGACTATTGCCCTTGAGTTGAGAATAACCACTTGCACTTGCTCTATCGTCTCTGGTTAACTTACCTTCTTTCTCACCCATTATTTCTGCACCATGAAGAATACAGCACCAATGAATAACAAAAAGGTAAGTACCGCTACAAATTCTTGATCAATCATCCTTTTATCCTGTATTGATGTGGCACATATCTCCAAGCAAGATAATGCCTACGTCTAATTTTGTATGCTTGGTACAGCTTTTGTGCAACTAGAGTTGCGATTACTCCTAATAAAAAATTAACCATGTTAAACCCCCTTTCTGTTTTTCTGGTTAGTTAAATGGACTTTCCTGATAGCCTTCATATAATCAATTTCAGCTTCCAGAGATGCCCACAGCTCATCTTTGACTTGCTGCTTATCAGTTGCAGGTAAGTCACTAATGATTGTGAATTCTGATTTCTTAGGCACATGCCATTGATGGTTGTATGCCTTGTACTTAGGACTAGGATTGTCACTAGGTGAGTTCTCGCCCTTCCAATCCCATTGCACTACACCTTTGCTAGAGGTGAAATATAGCTCGTGGTTAGATGTGTTCATGATTTATTCCAAACCAAAAAATCACCAGTAATAACATTACTTACAATCTTGAAGTCAGTTGTTTCTACCAAATCTTCAATAGGAACTTCCCACAGTTCCCAAGAATTACGCTTTCTGATATCTGGTAATAACTTAACATCAGCGTAAACTCTTTTTTCTTTTTGGACTATAGCAGGAACTTTACCGCCCTCACCTACATAGTATGCACACTTCACGATGCTCTCCTTACTAAACGTTCTTCAATCTCTTCTTTAGAAGCAGTGACCTTGTACACATTGTCAGTGGTGTAGATCAAAGTACCTTCGTAGCTATTGATAATACCTCTGATGCTTTCTGTAGGGATGGTGACATAGCCACCACCCCACTTGAGTAATCTGATTGATTTCATTATGATGTCACCTGCTTAAGTTTCTTGTAAAGATTTTCTGCTTGCTCAAGTGTATCAATGCAAAATTCTTCTAAGTAATTTTTGTCATGCTTTTCTTCCAGACTCAAGACTTGACTATCTAAAAGCACCCTAAGAATTTTTAATTCCTTTTTGTTTAATGTGATTGATTTCATTACGCCACCTCTCTAGCTTCTAAATCAGCAACAAACATATCAACCATCGCTTCAGCTTCTTGCTGAGTATTAGCTTCTCCCCAGAACTCCATGCCTAGTTCGCCATACTGATTGCCAAATTGCTCACCCCATAGATCATGGGCATATTCACTTGGTCTAATCACAAAGACTATGCTGCCAAAATGATTAGATTCACCTATCGTAAAGTTGTTGTAGTAGTATTCATTCATAATTTTTTCCCTTTAAAATAATTACTAATGAATCTATTAAATCAAATAAATATACATTTGTATAGTATTTATTTAAATTATTTTTCTAGGACATCTAAGAGATTTTTGACCGCATCGTTGTGCTTCATATGCTCATCTTTAATGGTGATCTGCTTGTCAGTGTGATCTCTAATAAAGACCACGTTCCGCAGCTCTAAAGAAACCAGAGCATACAGATCTATAGTGTTCTCTGGATATTGTCTGTCTTTTGCTTTGCTACGTCTCAGATCAAATCGCCAATTGATACGATGGATTTCATGTTGTGATTTGGTTTTGACTTGGCATCTATAGAATTGATAATCGTATTCAAAAACTATGTCTGCGATGCCTTGACTGGTTATGAATACTTGGTCTGCAACTTGGGCAATAATGCTTGCAGCTAAAAACTCTCCTGCATTACCAATGTGATGAGTATGATGCAGAGCCATGACACTTATGAGCTATCAGCACATTTCCTTAATCTTTCAGAATTGATCATGCTTCTTCTTGGTAGTTGCTCATGATACTTTGAGTTCAACAGCTCTTCTGCTGCTTTATCCCATTCGCCTAGTTCCATGTAAGCTCTGGTCTTTCTGAATGCCATGAATCCGTTTAGTCCGACATTAAAGCAAAGATCAAAAGTTACGTATTGTGCATCAAGAGGTAGGTCTCTCCAGATTGCCCACCTTTCGTCTAAGAACTGTTCTATTTTCTTGATGTCATTATCAAGAAGATATAGTGCTTCTTCTTCTGTGATTCCCCCATCTTCAGTTATTAGTCTACCCACCCCGATAGTTTTCTTTCCTAAAGGGTCATCATAGCAGTGAAGCACCATGCCTTCTTTTTCAATGATCTCTTTTTTGAGAGTGGCGTAGTCTATCTTATTTTCATTCATAGCTAAATACATTATTTGGTTAAACCTTTTGATTTCTCCCATGATCTCATTCCACCTAATCCCAATAGACCAAGCAAGATAGTCATCAATGCACTAATATCAAATTCAGGCAAAGTAATAGCTTCACCTTTAAGGGCAAAAGCAAAAAGAATCATAGGTTGCAATAAGAAATGATAACCAAGTGCTATGGTACACATCCAAGCACAGCAAGGTCGCCATCCAGAAACAAACACAGATCTGTGAGCTGCTTCTACTTTATTGACTTCTATCTGAGCAAGATTGATCTCATGAAATTGACTTTTGATCTCATGATTTAGTTTAGCTTTTAAATCTTTGTCAGCAACAAACTTATCTAATATCTTGCTGACTGGTTCTATAAATTTATCAATCATCTTCCTTGACCTCTGTACTTTTTAAACTGAGCTTTTTTGTTTTTGTTTTTTGGGTAAGTGTTTGGTGAAGAGCCAATAGAAGTTCTTTTAGTTTTGGCTCTCTGGTAATCGTGAGTCTTGGCTACTGACTGTTTTGGTTTAGCCATTGTGATTTATGCAAATACTGCTGCTACTAATGTACCAAGAATTAGAAAGAATCCAGTAACTATCATATAAGTTATTTTCTTATCCAGTCTTTCAAATTGAGTATCTAGCTTAGATTCTAGATTTTCGATACTGGATTCAATCTTTTTCATTCTGTTCCAGTTTTGTGACCATCTTTCACTACACTGCACCTCATGCTTCTGGAGTTCCAAATTAACATCAGATGCAGTAACACGAGTAGACATTATTTTTTCTTGCCTTTTGGTTTAGGCGTGGAAGGATAAAGATCTTTAATTAAATCTTTATGCAGAAAGCATAAAAAAATAATTAAGATTGAGTTTGTTAATGTTAATACTTCAAACATTTATTTCTCCTCGTCAGCTTCTTCAGCTTCGACTTCTTCTACATTCAAGCTGTTCTGAAAATCCAAGATGCGATAGTTCTTATCTCTGTTCAGTCTGTTGTACTGAGCTTCTAGTTGTTGCATATCTCTTGCAATCCCTTGAAGTTCCGCAGCAATGACTAATTGATCATCGTTAAGATCTTCTCTTCTGTATTCCTTGTCATCTAAAGTTATGATGACTGGATTTTCGTTTACTTGTTCTCGTTTCTCCATTAGTTTCTCCTAAATAGTTAAAAATTTATTATATATTAACTATTTGCACTAATGTAGCTTTCGCCTGTAGAAATAGCATCGGTATAAGAAGATTTGTCGCTTGAATCAGCTACGACTTCTTCATAAGCCAAAATGATTTCAAGATGGTCAACATTACGCTGAACCATATCGTTGATTTCACTTTGTTCTAAGCCTTCTACATTCCAAGAGCCAGCGTTTACACCATTTATCAAACTAACAGAATCATCTGCTGCTGATAGAATTTGTGTTACATCTCTTTCTTCCATGTTTTATTCTCCTTTTAGAATATTAATTTCAGCCTGTAGGCTATCACATTTTGCTGACAATTCTTGTACAGCTTTTACTAATATTGGTATTACCGCAGTTTCTCCAACTTCTTGTTGACCTGTTTCTCTAACATCCCACATTCTAAAGCCATCTTTTAATTCAGGATGCTTTTCAATAGCCTCTTTAACTTCTTGAGCTATAAAGCCATGATTGGTTTTAGAGTTTTTATAAACTTCGGTAGAGCCTTCTTCGTAGCTATCAAACTCTTTGGGTAAATCTCCTTTGGTTTTATATTTAAAAATTCTTGGGCGTAAATCATTAATAAAGCTAAGACCTGCTTCAGAATCTTGGATATCTTTTTTAACTCTTTCATCAGAAACTGTACTCCAAGTAGCAACACCATGTGCAGCTCTGATATCATCTACACCTAATCCAACAGTGGTATATCCTCCAGCAGCACTAATACCATAACCAATACCATTTGCGTAATTATCACCAGCTGCACTAGTATGCGAAAAAGCTCCTATTAAAACATTTCCTGATCCTGTTGTTGTATTGATTGTATCTGAACCTGATCCTGTTCCATAAAAAGTATTTGAAGAACCTGTAGTAATTGCATCACCTGATGTATATCCCATACAGACATTATTATTACCTGTAGTGTTTGCTAGCAAAGCATTACTACCAAATGCACTATTAGTAGCGCCTGTAGTAGTTGCTTGTAATGCAGAAGAGCCAAACGCAGAGTTATGGTTTGGTGTTGTACAATTTAATAAAGCATAAAAACCAAAAGCATTGTTGGCAGAGCCAGTAGTATTAGAAGATAAAGCATAAAAACCAAAAGCATTATTGTTGTTTGCAGTAGTATTGCTTCCTAAAGCACTTAAACCAACTGCGGTGTTATAAGAGCCTGTTGAATTATCAGTTAAAGAAGATTGACCTATTGCAGTATTTTGAATACCTGTGGTATTAGCATCTAAAGAACCAAAACCGACTGCGGTATTACTATAGCCTGTAGTGTTTTTATCTAAGGCTGCATAACCTAGTGCTGTATTATTATAGCCTGTACTATTTTTATACATAGCTCCATAACCCATTACAGTGTTATTAGAACCGCTACTACTTTCATTAAAAGCGTAAGCACCCACAGCAGTATTAAAGCCACCAGTTGTATTGGCAGACATAGCAAAATAACCAAGTGCTGTGTTGTAAGAACCTGTGGTATTCGCATCAAGTGCTAAAGCACCTACTGCAACATTCAGAGTACCTGTAGTATTTGCATACAATGAGTTATAACCAACTGCGGTATTATTTGCTGCGGTGGTGCTGCTATAAAGAGATTGATAACCTAAACCTGTATTTCCCCCTCC